CTCCACTGGGGCTTACACCCCTATCACCGGCCTAAACCGGTGACTTCCACCCGATCTTGATGTCGACGGATCGGGGACGTCCTGCACGCTCCAGGTGTCGCTTGTCCTGGAAGGGCTCATCACCCCTCTTCAGGTACCACTTCACCAAAGCCCGCGTTCCATCGAGTGAACTCTTTGGAATCGACGCGGTCACGTAATAGCCCTTGACAAGGGGGCTATGCAGTGATCGGTGCATCCGTTCTTCCCGAGCAGGAAGGAAGGATACACGGCCCAGGAGGTTGCTTCTGGTTTTATCAGCTTCTTTGCCCTGCTCCCAGTGGGCAGTTCTGCTGATGACAGGATAGAAGGGTAGCAATCCTTCTATTTCCCTGTCAAGCCAGTACGCCGTCTGCCATAGACCAGCAAGATACAACTGGTTTCTGAGCGAGACGAGCGATGCAACTTCTGGAGCTTGCTTCCGTGAAGACGGAAACACTCTACGAACTCGGATGGGTGTAACCCATCTACCGTCGTAGTAGTCTCCGCCACAAGACTCCCGGAATTTCCCATTCCAGAAGCTCTTGTTGACGTTTACCTTAAGGCCAAAAGCCTCAAGGCAGTCAATCACGGAATCGACGCAGTCTACGGGGACAATGATATCATCCCCGTAAACACGCACCTTCCCACGGAAAGATAAGATATCCTTCCGTGTGAAGTGGGTGCTGCGCGCTTTCTGCATTCCCATGAAGATAATGGTGGTAAACACCATCGCCTCCATTGGGAAGCAGAGCGCGGAGCCCATAGAGGCGTACTTGGACAAACGGATTACTCCATGTCCAGGTACATCAGCCGTCGAGCTTCTTACTGCTTGAACGGCCTCAGATAACCAAGGCCATCGATGCAGAAGGAGCTTTACATGCTGATTGGAAACCCTATCGGATGCTTCACTCATATCGAGTGTCGCGAGAGTCTTGTCACGACTCCCAATCCTGGCCATTTCCCTGTTTGGGTTCTGGTCGGAGAATCCGACGAAACCGTAAGCCGCATTATCTCGTGTGTAAACAGCGAGACGTCGGCTTTCGAGTTTCTGGATCAAACTATCGGCAATGGCCTGCTGCATGAACTGCATGCAGGTTGGCTCGATAGCTATGATCCTTGGAGCTTCCAGCGTCTTGGGGACGGTTATAACCCTCACGGGTGTTTCGTCCTCAGGCTCCAGGAAGGCGACATGGTCGAGTTCCCGGTGATACCGGGCGGATGGGACGACGTTCTCCAGGAATGGAAATACGCGCTCCAAACGCTGAGTCCACTGTGTCTGGTAGTACTTCTCGTTTCCGAGAAGACCATCAGCAGTTGACCCAGGACCATGCTTCGGAAGAAGTGTCCCTTCCCAGACCTCACGGTCTAGTTCGGAAAACACATCTTCGAAGAGAAGAGCACCGACCCTCATGAACTCATCCTTGAGTTCTTGAGTAAGTACCTTGTCGGCTGCTTCGACTTCCTCTTCTACTTGTACGTACCCAAGCAAAGCGCGAGTCACCTTGTCTTCAGAGACTGGGAACTCGATCTTCTTGAACATCAGCGAAAGCTGACGTATCGCGAAGATGGAATCTTTGCAGGGTTCGTCAAGCAGCACTCCACTTACAGAATCGAAAACGCGATCGAGGAAACCTCCTAGAAATAGGGGGAGACCATCTTTCCATGCAAAACCTTGGAAAGACTGTCGATCTATCGCGCCGACTTCAAGACTTCTCTCGAAGTCTCGTCCGAAGCGCGGAAGGGTAATCGTTAGAAACGATAGCCCTTCGTTTTCGACTCGCCTCTCGAGCTTTTTG